TGTAACAACACCACTTTCAGCAGATATTGTATTACCATCTATCTTAATGTTATCTACAATAAGATCGCCTGTTACAAGTACATTACCTGTTACATCTAACTCCTTGCCTGATGATGCTGCACCACCAATGCCAACCCCTGCTGTAGATAAAAACAAAATACTATTGTTACCCTCGCCATCTGTTATCTGTTGTCCTGTAGAAGATAATACTGTATTAGCACTTGTTTTTAAAAGCCCTACATATGTTACCGATATTTGAGTATTAGTTAATGCTGCCATTTACAATTTTTTTTAAGTACACTATTAATTTTTGTACGTTTTTATTTTTAGGTTTACTTTTTCTTTTTCTCATAATACCCAACCATTAAACAAAGCATCTTTGTCAGGATCAATGTCATCATTGGTGTTGCTTGTATATTCTGGAAATAGTGACTGATTAAAACTCATATAGTCAATAAATCTTCTTGTGTAATATTCTGCAATATTTCTCTCTTTAGCTATTAAAAAATCTACTTCACTTTTTGAGACTGTTTCTGCATTTTCGCTTGTATGTTTAAATACACCACCATTTTTTATTTGATATGCTGCGAATGGTAAATAGTCGACCATAGCAAAATGTATTAACATAGGTTGTATAAAATCTGTTACAAGTGATAAATAATTACCTGATAAACTTGCACCGCCTACACCCGCAATATCATTACTAATTTTATTATATAAGTCAGTACCTAAATAGTTTCTTATATGTATCTCTTGAGCAATTTTTATAAATTGTATAAACTTATCTGTATCTACATTACCATCTAATATAGAGTTCTGTACCAATTGCTTTCTAGTAATAAATAATGCTGTCGCCATTTTTTAATTTTTTCTCCAATAATTATTTCTTGCAGATGCTATTTGTGCCACTTCTGGTGGATTAACATCAAACCTTGCATCTTTTTTTTCGTTTCTAGGCAAAGCACTAATTATTTTTCTAGCTCTACCAACTGTTATCTTTTTATTATTCTTTTTTAAATATATTCTACGCATCCAATAATGTGAACAATTTACACCACCTTTATAAAGCCAAATATTATATCCCTCGCCTTTTGCATCTGCTGGGCTAAGATCAACATTAGCTTTGCTTGTCTTGTCAAGATCTTCTTTACGATATACTTTATTTGCTGCCATCATTTTTTGACAAAAATCTCTAGATTTACCTTCTGTAGATCTACCAGCTGTGTAAACATATCTTATTTTAAATATACTTGTATCTTGACTGCTTTTTTTTCTTGCATCTCCTGTTATTACACTAGCAAACTCAAAATAATTATTTATTTCTGTTTCATCTTCAAACGCTGGTTGCTCATCTAATAACAACCAATTATCATCAATTTCTTCTCCTTTACTAATGATCAAATCTGCTAAGTCGTTTGCTTCTTGAATACTTAAAGAAACATTTTTTAAATCTTGTTTAACTCCGGTTTCTTCTTCTTTTGTCTGTTGATCCTCTACATTTTCTAAATCTGTAAATTCAAGTGGTTGTAAAGTTTTAAAATATAAATTTAACGTGATATTGTTATATGATAATATTTTATCAAAAGCATCTATTAACAAATTTTGAAAAGGCCTTATAACTGTGTTATCCATTAATATTGATGCTGTTTTTAATTCATCAGCATTGTTACCTAATCCTGTTTGATCTTTTATACCTAACAGCATAGGGCTAACAACTCTGTGTGATACCATTATTTTTTTGGTACTTTCTTCGCTTAAAAACTGATATTGGTTATGTGCATCAGATAATTGTACAGGATCAATATTTGCTTGACTTTCTGCATTATCATTAAATGCAAGTATAAATTTTCCTGCATTACTGCTACCACTAAATTTTTGGTATATTCTTTGCTCAATAAGTTCCCTTTCTTCTTCGTTTGGCACACCATTGTTAAAGTTTATTAACATACTTGGTGCTAAACCATTCATTATATTATTTAAATGATAATTGCTAACTTCTTCTTCAAGCTCTGCATATTGTAGACCACCTTGATAATCTACAGGACTATAATAAAAAAATCCTGCCCTATAAGGTTTTATGTACATAATCTCTAAATTTTCTCTGCTCATACCAAAAGCTGGTATTTTCTTCAAAACCGTATTCGGTTTTACTTTGTCCCAGTCAGCAGCGTAATAATATGCTTTAATTTCGCCATCTTCACTTTTTTCTGCTCTTAAAGTTTCAACCGGCATATGCTCTAATCTAGCTATTTTACTTCTGTCTTGCGAGTAAATAATTTGTACTGCACATTGTCCCATAAGTTTGAGATCGTAACACAATTTTCGAACACAATCATTATGAAATAAAACTTTCATTTGTGCATACTCGTTGGGTTTACGTGATGAATCAGTTGCATCTAAACCTTTACCATAAATCATTTCGCTTATGCCATTTATTATAGCATTATTTGTAGGACTACCGTTATAGCGATCAATTAAGTATTGGAAATACATATTATCTTCGCCATATTGTATGTAATCTTTATTTTTAATTTCTGTTATTACAGGGCTTGTGTATGTGCTTAAATTTACAATTCTTAAATCACTCATATTATAATATAATCGTTATCATTCATTGCTGCTTGGCTATCTGTTGTATATTGTCCACTATTTATATCATAGTAATTATTGTTAGATTGATTTATTGTTTGATCTGTAACAAAAATTTTATCTTTATATAGTAATGTATTACTAGTTCCAAAAACACTAAGGTCATAAAATCTACCCTCTTTTAATATTGTATTACTATCTGAATCAACGTATCCTGATCCTTGATTTATAATACTTATAAAATTATTTGCAGTAAAGCTTGTGTTAACACTTGTATATGTAAAGCTCTTATTTGTGCTATTATCTCTTACAACAATATTATCTACTGCACTAAATTGTCTTGGTATGACTTTTAATGTTTGACCTGTTGGACTTGTTGTCATAATCTTCATATTTATATAACAAAGTAAACATAAATATTTGTAAAAAAAAAGAGGGCTATAAGCCCCCTTTACATTCAAAAACCATAACTCATTTACGCATTTGGATCAATTGGTGATGAAGCGTCATCAGTTGGTGCTGATGCACAGAAGAATGGTGGGTTTGTTTCTTGCGCAGTCAATACTAATGTAAATCCTGACAAGTCACCCATTGCTGCCCCTGATACTATCGTACCACCTGTAACGTCACAACCGTGAATTTTTCCTAATAAGAAAGCATTACCGTTATAATCTTGCACTACAACTTGTGGTCTACCGTGAGCTAGTAATTTAATTTGCTCTTGTGTAGCCTTGTCTAAAAATTGTAATGTTAAATTAAGTGTACTTTCGTAAAAAGTTGTTCCATTTTCCCTTGATGAGTTTATGGCTGTTTCTAAAGAAGAGTTACCTTTTAAATCATATCGAAAAAAATCAACAGACCCATCAAGAGTAACAGAACCATCTGCTGCTATTGCTAGATCTCTTGTTGTATTATTGTAGTTTGAGAAAAATACAAATCTTAATCCACCTACACCTGATTTACAAGCTAAAGCTCTTCCATTTGTTATATTACAAGCCATATTTTAAATTTTTAAAAAAAGGCAGATGGATTAACACCCACCCTTTTAATTAAACACTATTACGAATATAGTACAATATCAGAGCCAATGCCGTGCTGTACACCTGCACTACCTCTTAATACTACTCTTACATTTTGACTTCCGTCAATGTCCGCCATATCAATTAACTTAACTTCTTGCCAGTCGTTTAATAGACCAGTACCAAAAAATAAGTTTGATGCTTCTGCTGCAACCATTTTGTCATTACCAAGTCCGGGTGCAGTAAATAGTGGGATACCTTGAAAGTTCATCTCTGTTTTACCAACGTTATATAATTCTCTATAACCTAATGCTGCTTGTGCTTGAACATAAAACTTAGCTGCACTTGTAGGAATATAAATTTTTACATCTTCTTTTCCATACACCGCTCCAGGTATTGCATCGACAACTTTTCCTAACTCTGCAACAATATTTGATGCTGATAAAGTTGTACCTGATACATCAACAACATCACTGTCCGCTGCTAATAATGCTTGAAAGCCATTGAACTCTCCTGCATTTGCTGTTGCACCTTGCCAAATGTTTTGCTCTACCTTTTCTGCTACTTTAGCTGCAACTTGTGCAATCATAAAATCAGAAAATCTTTTTGGTAAATTGTCATACTGACTGAATCCCATACTTTGTGCGTCCCAATCTTGTCTAAAATCTTTTTTACAAAGTTGTAGATTTACTTGGAACTCCTCAGGTTGTAGTATTCTTTCAGTTAAAGTTACATTTGAAGTTGGGTCAAAGTCACAAGAAGCATCTTTTAAAATGCTGTTCATAGATAACTTTTTGATCACTTCTTTGAACTTAATATTGGGTTTTATTGTAACCCCCCCTTGTGATAACGTAACACCACTTAATAATGCTGCTGCTATATACTCACCAGCAAATTCGCCTGCATAAGTAGTTGTTATCGAAGTTGTAGTCGCCATATCTTTATTTCTTTTTATTTAATTAATTATAATTCTCCAACTGTAATAGATGAAGCTGCATTACCATTACCTTGTAGATAATAGTTTGTGCCATCAGAATGTATTTCTACATAATCTCCGATACTTTCTGCATCATCTTCAAACGTTACTCTGTCTACTGCATCAGCTTCAACAATTGCACCATTCACAATTACACCACCATTCATAACATCTCTGTTATCAGCCGGTGTTTGTATTACGAAGTCAGTTGAAAATGCTGCTGCTACAACAAATTTTGCTTTCCAACCTGCTGTTGGTGCAGGTAGTGTTACTGTATAACCAGTTCCAGATATTCTGAAAACTTTTCCAGAATCTGATAAATTTAATGAGCCTGTTGCTGTAACTGTTTCATAGTCGTCAAACATTCTCATTACATCATCGCTTACGTGCGTTAATACTGCCATAATTATTTTAATTTTTATTTATTACTTATAGTTTCCATTACTCTATCTAGAGTAGATTTTGTTCTCGCACCTGCAAATTTGAATTTAAACTCAGATTTATTACTATCTGGGCTATGTTTAATTGGTTCAGTTGCCGGTGTTTTACTCATCTCTACTGCAATTTCAGTAGCTATCTGAGATGACATTTCTTCTTTGTCTTTGTCTTTTGTATCCATCATTTCTTCGATAGTTTTTTTAAGATCGTCCATTTCTTTACGAAATTCCTCTCTTGTAACGTATCTCATTTCATCTTTATCATCCATTTTTTTATCATTTTCTTTTTCATCTTCTTTGTCTTTTTCATCTTCCATATAAGACTCAATCAATTCAGAAATTATGCCCTCTTCAGTTACTTCAAGTCCTCTACCATCTTCTAGTTGGTATTCGCCAACTGGTAGTGGGATCTTTTCATCTTCTGACAAAATAAAAACCTCTTTGCCAGTTTCAAATGTTTCTGCTTCTAAAACAGTTCCATTTTCTAAATTTAATTTTTCTAGTTGTATATCTTCCATACCTAGTAAATTTTTAATTTGAGACAATAATTCTTGTGATTTCATACTTAATTAACAACAAGTATGATATTGTTTGCATTTAAGGAATATTTACCCTGTAGTTGATCCTATACCTTGAGCTCTTAAAGAGCCATCGCAACATTCGATACGATAGGTTTCTTCATCCCAACATAGACAAGCTCTGCGACCACCTCTAGGGCTAGCGTGTTTTCCGTATGAAATGTTTATATATTTATTTTTGTAGTTTCTTTTGTGCCTGTACATTACTTACTGCTTTTGGGGTGTTTTTTTGGTAGTAGGTCATTATCTTGTTTGTAAGCTTTATTTTGTGGTCTGCCATTTTTTACAAGATACATATATGCGTTGACTCTGGCGTGTGCCCACTGTGAGGCACTTCTGACTCTTGGACTGCTACTTGTGTTGAATGCACCTAATCCTCTTTGAAAAACTGCTGACAATTGTCCTATTGTAACGCCATAACCTAATTTATCTTTATAACGCTTGTTAAAATTGTCTACTTTCTTTTGTAAAGCTTCTCGATCTTTTGCTGTAACCTTTGCCCCTGTTCGGCCTTTGGCAGAACCCCTAGCTGTACCTTGCCCTTTCGGGTTTGTATTTTTTCTACTGCCGGGAGCCTTTGGACTTTTCACTATACCACCTCTTGGCCCTACCTTTGCATATTTACTTTTTTTTACACATTTACCATCTTTTTTTACGAAACCCTCTGGACATTTTTTGTCATATAGTTTGTGTTTTTCACAAGGCATATACCATATCTGACCCTCAAAATCGTGTGTGTGTATACCCTCACAACCTATATCTCCTGCTATTTTCTCAGCCATTTCTTTTGTGCTATATCCTAATCTATCGTTTATTATGGCAAAATCGTCATTTATTTTCTGACTTGTAAGTTCTAGTTCGCCTAGTTTTTTTAATTTACTTTTTGCCCAACTTTTAGCTGATAAACCACCCCATAATAAAAAAGATATAGTACCACAAGCTTGTTTGTCTTCTGGTTTGTAGTATGCTTCTGCTCGTGATAGATAGCTATATAATCTTTTTATTGTTGTTACACTTAATTTTTCTTTTGCTACCAATTGTCTAGCACGATTTTTTCCAACTAAGGTGGCACATTTATTATTGACTTTTTTATTTAATTCAATACCTCGCCTTGCATTATTAATTGCTGCTTGTGGATAATCGTTATAACTTTCTAGTGTAACTTTTTCACTAAATAGTTTTCTTACAGCATCAAGTATTTCTTCGCTTTCTTGTTCTTTAAGATCCTTTGCATCTGCCTGTTTTGGTTTTTCCATTTTATCAGCAAAATAACCTTCAACTGAAAAACCTTTTACTTTTCCTGTTTTCACATATTCGTTCCAAACTTCATCATTATTAACTTTAATAGCACCCATCCACGTACCAACAGGAACATTCATATTATACTTTCTAGATTTGTCGTGTACCTCGTCCTCTACCAGCCAACTTTCCACAAGTGTTAATCCTTTAATACTATGTTGATGCTCTATTGTAGATTTACTTTGATTTCCTTTCATCAAAAAACCCTCTGATGCTTTTCGTACTGTTTCACGTGAAAAATAAATATAATACTCATCCTCCTGATTTTTACGGTAAATGGGTTTATTGGGAATAAGTAGTGGCCCAAGTAATATACGCTTTTCTTTGTCGACTTCTGCTAATTTAATTTCTTGATGATTTTTAAGAGCAATAAAATCTTCTTCAATTGCTGGGTTTTCTACAACAGATATTGCTTCAATACCTGCAAGTTCATCAAATTCATCTATTACTAATTCTACTATTCTCATAATTATATAACATTTATTTTATTAATTTTTGCTATCCTAAACTGCTTTCTTGTACTATATTTCTCTCTAATCCTTGTGCGGTTGTAACATCACCAGCTACAACAAATGCTTTTACCGGCTGTTGTTTTTGTGCTGTGATGGTTTGTGCCAATTGATTTTCAGGTGCTGCCCCAACAATATTAAAACTTGGTGCTGCTGTTTGTATTTGTGGAACATCAATACCCACCGATCCACCGCCACCACTTGCACCTGCACTTGATGCAACAGATTTTGTTTTACTTACAGCTGATTTAACTGCGCTAATTACAGCAATAGCTTGAGCTGCATATGCTATTATTAATGGTATGTTTTGTGGAAAACCTGCTTTTAATGTTTCACTTGCACCTGTTGCTACATTACTACCTGCTTTAGCACCATCAACAGTTGCTTCGGTAGATGCTTGTTGTGCTTTTAATAATGTCTTTTTAACTTCCATTATATTTTCTTTTGCAGCTAATATTGTTTTTGCTACTAGTATTGCTTTTCCTAATCTACTTTCCTCCCCTGCAAGTTGTACTGCTGTATTAAATGTCTTTTCTCGAATTGCAATTTTTTGCTGTTCAATAGCTTTTATCTTATTAGCTCTATTTTGTTCATCTTCTAATATTGCTTTTGATATTTGAGCATTAAAAAATTTAGTCGCTTCTATTTTTTGTGCATCAGTTGCTTTTAGATCTTCCAACTCTTTTAAACCCCTTTCTTTTTGTCTTATTGCTCTTTGTTCTGCTGATAAATCTTCTGCATCTTCGTTAAGTTTTCTAAATTTATCTCTGATATTTTTAATAGCTTCTTGCCTTTTTGCTTCATCTGCGATTGCTTTTGTTATTGCATCTGCTATTTTTTTATTTTCCTTATCGGCTTCTGCTTTATCTTCCTGATCGATTTGATTTAAAAACTGATCACGCCTGTTTTTTAATTGTCTTAATTTTTTTTCAGTTTCAGAAATAGCCTTATCTCCCTCTTCATCAACACCTGTAAATATTGATGCTGCTATACTTGCACCAGCACCACCGACCTTATCAGCTAAACCAAAATCTTTACCAAAAAAAGCACCTATTTTATCTAAACCTGTTGCAAGTTTTTCAATCGGTATTAAAACAAAATTCAATATTCCAGTTAAAATAACTCTATTTCTACGTGCTGTCTCTATTTGTTGTTTTCTTAATGTCTCTTGAGCCTGCAATTGTGCTTCTAATGCAGTGATTGTTTCATTTGTTTGCTGTATTTTTAGATCTCTGATTTCTTTTTCAGTTTTGCCTTGCCTTTTTAATGTGGCTTCTGTTTCTGAAATATTTTTAAATTGATCTTCTGATGCTGTTACAATTTTTGCTGCTTCTTCTGCGGCCTTTTTTTGTTCTTGGTTAACGCCTGTTAGTGCTTCTTTTATTTTATCAAAGTTAGCGACTAAAGTACCCACCAAAACTACTAATGCACCAATACCTGTAGATATTAAAACCTTTTGAAAAATTGATAGACTTGCTGTTGCTACTTTTATACCACGACCTAAGCTTAAAAATAATTTACCAAATGATTGAAACTGTAGTGATAAACCACCTGTTATTTTGCTTAATCCTGTACTTACATCTCTGTTTTTTAAAAGCGTTTCGTTAAATTGTGCTGCTTTAATTGTACCGGCTGATACTGCTTTTGTGTTTAATTTTCTTTGTACCCTTGCAGCGTTTAATTCATCTTTTAAAAATTTTAAATCTGCCCTTTGTTGTTCTAGTAATTGGTTTTCTCTTATTAATTTTGACTCAAACCTCATTTTTTCGCTACCACTCCCTGCTTCTGCCAAGGCATTTTTATATTCCACTACCCTTTGGTTAGTTTTAGCTAGTTCTTGTCTTTGTATAGCAACATTAAGCGTTAATTCCTCAACCGAATCGCTTGTCAGTTTTATTTCTTCTCTTGCTTTTTGAGCATTTACAGAAACATTTATTTTTGCTGGTGTTGCCATTTAATTTCTTTTTTTAATAATTTATAACCATCCTTAATATTTTCCGGTAACTTGTATTTGCCTTGGGCTATTCTAATATTCTCAGTTTCCCCATTTGCAAACTCTAACAAATCTAAAATGTTAATAATCATACTTTATTTAGTAATTCTAAACTACTTTTTCCTGTTTGTAGGTTTGTAGTTATTTTGTTAATAATAAACTCCTCATTAGATATAACAATAGTATCAGATAATTTATAATTTAAAAGAAAACTTTGTGGCAAAATTGCTTGAACTTTTACTAATCTTCTGTTATAGCTGAATATATCACTTATATATTCTCTATAAAATGATTTAAACAAAGTGTTTTCATCTATTTGACCTGTTACAAAAGGATTAATTTCTTGGCTAAAATTTAATGTTTGACTATCGGATGATGTTGTATAAGTTATTGTTATCGTTCCGCCTGTATCAACATCGCTACTAGCAAAAACACTATTTTTTATTACATTGTTTACTGTTGTGCTTGAATTATCTGCAACCACTACTGTTTGAGATGCATTATTAGTGTCTAAATAAGTAAATGTAACACTGCTACCTTCGTTGGCAACTGTTAATAGTACACTTGCTGTACCCTCTTGAAAGTTTGTAGGCCGGTTTATAGTATTTAAACTATCAGGTGTTCCAACACCACCGCCATTAAACATTTGTATAGGAGTTGATGATACGCTTGTATTTTTTCTTAAAAATAATAAAGGTTTTCCAATCGTTGGACTTTGATTATCGTCCACAAAATAACCAAAACCTATATTTGTATCTAGACCATCATTATTATTCTTTAATCTTTCAAAAAGCATTTTTTCATAAGGCACTTTTATAATATAATCTTGACCCCTGTTTAATCTTGGATCTCTACCGCTACCGCTTGTATCACTTGCTTTAACAGCACCATATTCTCTAGAATTTAATTTATTATAGAAAAATGCACTAAAAGTTTTAGGATCTTCAAACGTAAACTCAATGTCGTTGAAAGGTACGCTAAAGTCACTCTGGCTTTCATCTATTACAATAAAATCAGTTATATCTCTTGTAGCACCACCTAAATAAAAGCTGTCTAATGTCTGAACTTTAATTTGACTAAATGTACTGCTTGACACGTCATTGTCTACAAATGCAGTTAAATTAAATGTTTTAAATAAACCTGTTAAAAAATTTAATATTTTCATATCAGGTATTTGATCTGATATATAAATAGTGTCAACAACAGAATCTGGGGAAATGTTACCTGCGCTAATGGTTAGTTCTCTTGGTGTTTGCTGATCTTTAATTAATATTTTAGTAAATGTCATACCATAAGTTAAGTTCAAACTTGTTTCTGTTGTTTCAATAACAAACTCAATATTATGCTGCTCGTTTGTCAAAGATAAACCCTCATTTTCAAACTCAAATTCAAGTATAGTATTAGTTGTACCTGATACGTGCGCTAACTCTGCAACCACCTCATTTGTACCTGCTTTTCTGAATCTTGCTGTAAATTTTTTTGTATTTACCGATGGGGTCACAACCCATTGAATTTTCATTTTTTCAATATTTTGAAATTGATTTAAAATACAAGTTTGGAATCTAAATATACCACCATCAAAAACCGGCATAAAACCTGTAAAGCTATTTTGTGGGTTTTGTGTTATATCGTTGTCAAAAAATTCTAACACATCTCCTGTAAAGCTTTGTATTTTGTCTACTACAATTAAATTTGTGCTTGTTTCATTTGATGGTGTAACCCCTATTTCTCCTTTGTTTCTGTGTAACCACATATATAAATTTGAAAAAAATCCTGTTTCTTTAAAAAAATCATCAGTAAACTTAATATCTATTTCGTTATCTTGTTCTATAACTTTTATTATATCAATAATTCTTATTGCTGGTTTTAAATCTGTAAACTGAAAACCTTTTGTTGCACCCAATCTTTCTGTATTTCCTGAACCTGAATCTGACTGATTACCACTAGCGAACAAGTTTCTTGTTGTATCGCTTCTTGCCTGTGTTGTTAGAACACCGCCTTGAGCATTTGAACTATCATAAATAAATCTTTGAGTGTGTGATATCAAAGGGTATATAATATGAGGTACTGATACTGTTTGGCCATTTAAAACCGATACAAAACTTTCTAAGCCTTGTTTTACTCTTGTTACATCATAGTCGTGGTTAAATTGCGAAAAATCTAAACTACTCAGTTTTCTATCTTTTACACGATCTTTCAGCTGTATTGTTTGCCCATAAAAAGTTATATTATAACTATATGGTACATTATTTTTTAATTTTACACCATTCATAACTATGTATCCTGCTCTAAAAGGTTTGTAGTTTAATTCTAGTATAGCATCAAGTTTCGAGTTGGCATCAAATATACCATTTGGAATCGCATCGCTGATTAGGTCTCTACGATAATAATGTTTAAATAATTTGTTGTTAACACTACTTGCCGGTAGATTGAATGTTTTACTAAAATCTGTAAATACTTTTTTTATGTCACGAATATCTTGAATCGTTTGTGTAAGTGTGATCTGCTCATCTTCAAACAAATCTAAATGCTGAAAATTAATATCGGTGATTAAATTTATTTCATTCCATATTCTAAATGTATTTTCCCATAATGTATCTGTTAAATTCCAAATATCTGGATTTGGATCTGGGCTATCTAATAATATGCTTGGTACTGCTAAACCTACTTGGTTCATTATCGTATGGTGTTAAGTTTATCAAAAGCAAAATTAAAATTTATAGTATAGTTTGCAAGCTTGTCATTTAAACTCGTCTGAAAAGTTACTTGTTTATTTTCCGGAATAACAGGCAGATGTTTGTTGTCCTTAAATATCCAGCACCTTGGTGTCATCAATAGTTCTTCTATAACTTGATTATAGCTGTCATTTACATATCCTGTGTTTAAAATAATATTTTCTCTGCTAGTGATATTTCTTGTTTTATATTGCGCATTGTTTATCGAATATGTAGCACCGGTTGTTAGAGTGTTTGCCTTATATTCTTCTCTATTTATATTTATGCTTTCTATCGATTTTAAAAAAAAGTTTATACGCTG